CTTCCTTGGTAAGGAAGGGGTCACGGGTTCAATTCCCGTCATCAGCTTATTTAAAAAATCCCCAAAGTTCAAGGTTTTCCAGTAAAACCAAGGGCTTCGGGGATTTTTTTAGTGCGATTTTTTAAAGTTGTATTTTCAATTTAAAGTACTATTTTAAACGTTTTTTCCCCAAAATTTCCCCAAGATTCCCCCAAGAAAATATCGCGAACATAACGTGTGCAAGGGTAGCATAAATTGAAGTCCAAAGAAAAATCCCCAAGAGCATTGATTTTCACGAAAATCCATACTCTCAGGGGAATTTCAGGTAAATTTATTTTTTCTCTCCACTAAGTAGCCAATATGTTGTAATCTTACCCACTATTCCATCAACAGTCAAGCCCCTATTCCTCTGGAATGCCTTAACGCATTCGGTAAGGTATTCCGTCCACTCACCGATATCGTCAAGTTTGGTGAATCCGTAGACTTCTCTCAGCATGGTCCTTAACCACCTGATAGCTGTAGGACAATTATGAATCTGTCCACTCCATAGATTATGTGCACTTGCAAAAGCCTGTGAATCTCTACCCCACTTGCGGTCACAAGACAGTCGGTCAGCTCCCTCTAAATCGAAGCCTACATTCATGGCATGCTGCCACGACTCAACATAGTCGTTCTCAAGGTAGATTGACTTGTCACCCTTCCAGCTCTCATCCGGCGTTGGAGCAGGTGTCACCGGTGTTGGACTTGGTGTCGCATTCTGAGGTGTTGATGTAACATTAGAGTAACATTCCGAGATATCGAGGTCGCCCGGATTAATGCCTGGTACTGTTCCGGTGCTGGTGTACTGCCAGCCCCACATTCCGTCGATGCTTGGCTTGACGTGTGGCTGTCCGTCGTTGATGCCATACTTAGCAATCCACAGCGGACAGTCTTTGATACCCGACATATAGGACTTGTACCAAGACTCACTCGCATAGATGCCGACTGTATAGCCTGCTGCCTTGATAATCTCCATATACCTAAGTGCACATGCCTGAGCTACGCTTTCGGTTCCCGGTTCCTCCGAATCGAAGAATACAGGGAGTGACAGATTATAGCCCTTGATAAGCCTTAACGTATGCTTTGCTTCTCCTTCTATTCTGTCTACGCTCTTGGCGTATGAATAGAGGTATACTCCGAATGGAATGCCAAGTATTGTGCACTCAGTAGCCCACTCCTTGAATCGTGGGTCGTCCTGCTTCTCCAGGTCCTGTCCATAGCCACAATGTAAGATTACACCGTCTACGTTGCCCTTGACTGTCTGCCAGTCGATGTTGCCGTTATGATGTGATACGTCAATTATTTTCATTTGCGCTCACCTCCGGTATTCCTGCAATAGATGTTAAGATGCTGACCACTCCGGATAAGACCGATGCGGACAGGACTACACGCCAGTCCACCGCTGAGATTACAGCGGATGCACCGATAGTTCCAAGAGCTGTCTGAGCCATAGTCTTTACAGCTCTGACGCCTGCTGCCTTGAGCCATTCGATAGTGTCAACGCTTGGTTTAAATACACAGTTCTTCATAGTAATTTCCTCCTTACATAAAATGTGCTACTGAGTTGACCAATGCAAGAGCCAATGCTCCTGCAATTGCAGATACGATTGTAGTAAAAGCAGTCCTTGTCATAGTGTTCCAGTTCTGTGCCGGCCTTGCCTCAAGTTCTGCAAGCTTGTCACTATGCTTTTTCTGCACTTCTACCATGTTCTTAACGCTTATCGCAAGCTCCTGCACAGATAGTGTCAGGTCTTGGATACGCTGCTGCTGTTCTTCAAGGTCAGCAATTCTCTTGTTCGCTACCTTGATTCGCTCGCCCTGCTCAGCAAGCTCTCTTACGATATCCTCATTTTCCATTTATTACCTCCTCGGAGTGATTATCTAATATTTCTGCGTTATCAACAGCTCCACTGTGATTCTTATCGTATTCACTCTTCTGCACAGCACCATCTGCCGTGTCCTTGATTGTGGCTATGCCAAGAGTGACCGCTATGGCATCACACAAGGCCTTATAACTTATAGCCCTTGTACCGCTTGCAATAGAGTCCATAATGAACATGTCTTCCGGTGCTATTCCTGTAGCAGGATTCTGGTCGACTATTCGTGCCGATTCCAATGCCTGTGCTTGTGTATCACTCATTTATTTTCCTCCTTGTGTGTCGAATTTAGATTTGTAGCTTGAGGTGTATATAGGTCTACCCAAGCTATCAACTATCTGTCTACCCTGGCTGTCTATGAGGTAGTTCTCATTCCAGTCGAAAAGCGTCTGCATTATTAACTGCAGATTGTTGCTGTTGGCACTTACCTTGCCTTGCAAGTAACTATCATCGTAGACTGTATCAGTAAACTTGGCGTCAACTGGTACATCCTTCCATACTTCATGACCGTTCACAAGCTCCGCATTGTCCACAATGCCGTTATTATTGGCATCGTAGACATCAGTGCGCATGTCACCATTTGCCACTTCCGAGAGATAGTTCACGGTCTGACACAGTCTTTTGATGATTTTGCTTGAGCCTCTGTAATCCAAGTGTATCTTAAGGTTAGCCATGCTTGCCTCCTTAATCTATATCTGTCAGCGTGTATACTACCTTCATGGAGCTTGCAGCAGTCTTTACAATCGGCTGTGGCAGATTGTAGATAGTGCCGAGGTAGTTATTGAGTAGGCGACCATATAGTTGATAGCCGTCGTAGGCACTGGTTCCAATGCTCATCAAGTTGTCTGTAATTAATCTTGGTGGCGCAAACTCCGGATAATAACTTATTGAGGTTTTAGTTGTATCGCTCATTACTATTTTGCCGTCCGGGTAGCAAATAAAAGGCCTGTAGTCTGTCGATAATGTACCACTTATTTCTTTATATGCAGCGCCCTCTACTCCCCCGTTTTTTAATGCCGTGAGTCCGTTGGTCATTTTCCATCCACTAGGTAATGTTACTTCTGATACATCTACAGCATTTGACAGATTAACTATGTATAGGGACTGATTGCTCGAATTAATGATGTAGGCATACCCTTTCGAGACTACGTTGTGACTGTAATTGTGGTCGAATGACACGCTCTTGCACGTGGCATTGATATCCTCTAACATTTCAAAACTATAATCAGACAGTTTGAGCCTGTGGGCGCATATCTTTCCGGTCTCCCAAGTCTCTAATCTATAAGCATACCCATCGTATCCAGGCTTCCAATATTGGCGAGTGTCAACCGAGCTTGTTCCGGTTTCTTCTGTAAAAGTGCACACTTCTATTGCACTATTTTTTGCGTTACTCGTATCCGCAAGTTTGAACTTGGTTGTTGGATAGTACGTTTTCATAACATGGCAGTCACATGAATACTTATACACATTATTTCCGCTTTCGTCCTGCTCTTCTCTTGAGGTAACCCCGCCCACCAACTTGCTTATGAAGTATAGATATTGATTTTCTGTATCGTAGCAAAGCGGATACCCCATGTTTAGCCCTACGCTTCCGCTGTCGTTTGCCGCTCCCATTCTTGTAAATGGTGCCGAAAAACTATACGGAGTGTCCGCGTAGTACAGCGAGCCACCGCTATAGTTCAGTGTGAGGGCAAGCGATTTTATCGTGCCATTTGCCTGTGATGTCGAAAAATCCCACACCGACTGGTAGCCAGTGTCAGTTTGATATGTCTCTGCTGAGTTGAGAGAGCCTCTATCGGTATTGGTCGTATTTAATCCACGCCCAGCAGAAGCTACAAGGTGTGCTTCTGTTGGAAAAAACATGTTGTTTTTATCTTCTGTTAGAGTTCCATCGAAAAGCATCAAACCGCCCAGCGCTCTTTTACACAAAGGCATAATTGAATCAGCCGAATAATTCGCCCCCATCGTGAAAGGAATAGCATAGTTAAGTGCATTGGTAATCATGTTGTCACCCTCGATCCTGTCTCTCAACCCCGTCTTGTGATTGCGCAATTCGATTGCTACATGTCCTTTAATCATGTAAAGTTCCTCCATATAGATGTAATGCATAGAGTGTGGCACCGCCTTCAAGTAAGACTCTGAATCTTACCTTGTCGTACTGCTTCCATGCCGACTTTGGCACCGCCTCTATCTCTTTCTTTATCATTGTTACATTCTCAACCCAGCCCTCAGATGTCCAGCCGACCCAAGTAGAGCCACTGTCGAACGAAGCATAGAACACAGCGTTTTGTGATGCGGTCTCAACCGATGTGACTCCGTATACATCTGTAGTGGTGAGCACCTTGTTGGTGCCCTTCTTGATTTCGCCGGCGCCCTGCCATCCTGTCGTATTGTTGTAATCTGCATCAGTCATTACACGGCTGGCGTTAACGTAAGGAGTGAATGTAGTCATATTGCCATAAGACTGGTTACTGTCAGTTATACGGCCAAACATATTAGTAAAGTCGAATCTTGCCAGTATGTCACCCGGTACAGCCCGAGCGGGTGTGTTAAGTGTCGTGTTGGCTGAGTCTGTGAAGTCTCTAACAAGGCTAAATGTGTATCTGTCAACTTCATCGGATGCTGTGATAGTTCCGTCCCAATCGCTCTCTGCTGCAAGACCTTGGCCCATCGCTACCGCATGGATGCCGTAGGTATCTATAGTAGCACTTCCGCCCTGCATCTCAATCCACACATCCCATGTATGGATGGCAGCATCTACTGCCTGCAAGTCGTACCTTAAGGTCAGAATGTGCTGGCCGTCCTGCCATGTCTCTACAGGCTTTCTTAAGTCTATTTCTGCTCCATCGATGTAATAGTGGACTTTAGCCACTGCATCGTGTTCAACCCACTGGTACTCCTCGCCCTCTTCTGTCGTCTCTACGTTAAGTAGTATCTCCATGTCGAGTGCTACGTGGGTGGTTTTTGTTGCTATGAAGCGCATTGAGAAGACAGATTGGTTTGATTTGTCTTCTATTACCACCGGACCGGTGTTCGTGAACACAGTAAAGTGGATAAGGTTCTCATCGTCCTGATTCATCAGTCCTGCGATGTTCTTATCTGTCTTACTCTTAGCGTTGGCTATAGCCGGGTTCTTGCCGACTCCCTGTACTTCATATTCGCCGTTGTAATTGAATGTGTACTTGGTGATGCAGTACAGCTTCGAGCCGTCCGCTATACCCTCTGACATGCTCAGAACATCTCCAAGGTCATATACCGGGTCTCCAATCATTGAAGCCTTGAATGGTACATAACAAATATTCTGCAAAGAATGCAGGATTGCCCGGCGCATTTCCTCTTTTGCATCGTCCACACCATACTGCAGGAACGGATTGGAGCCGAGATTATAAGTCAGAGCGTCGTCAACTTCCATTCCATAGTAGGATGTGGTCTTATCTCCAATATTCACACATGAGAGACCTGTGTACCGTGTCTCAAAGTCCGAGAATGATGCTCCGGTGAATCGGTGCTTTGAGTCTATGGTATCTACTACAGTATCGCCGTAAGCTCTGAACACTATCTTACCGAAGCGGTCCGCTGTGACGAAGCAGGCGCAGGTCTGAGCCACCCAGGATATGAAGTCTCGCCAAGTCTCTATGTCGTTTTCTGCCACCATAGATAGGTTTTCAATTCCATTAGCGAATTTCTTAAATTCTTCCTTGGTGGTGCCAAGCTCTAATTTGCACGACTTGCATGCAAGAAGCGCCAGCTCGTAAGGTGTGCCGTTCGCTGAGTTAACATCACAGCCCTTGTCAAGCTCTGCCATGTTGTCATAAGCCTTGATAACGATGCCTGAGCTTGTCCATGATGCCTCTGACACCTTGAACACACCAAGTGGGATAGTCTCATATCCGTCTGCTGTCTTCCGGCTGAATGTCGGCTTGATAAGCTTATTCTGTAATGAATAGCGTTCTACATTGAGATTAACGAACGTGGCGTTGAGCTCACCGACATACACCTGCCCTATCTTCATTTCCGAATCGTCAGAACACTGATTAGTGATTGAGAATGAGCCTTTCAGTACATTCCGGTCAAAGAATGGGGTATTGGATATGCTGCCGCCGATAAGGAAGCGATGCACCGGCTCTTTCATTGCTTTTTTGTATGCTTCTGATACCTGATACATTAAAATTCCTCCAAACTAAAGCTTACATCCCATATACCATCAGTACCTTCCATTCTCTCTGACCATTCAACCGGCGAGTCTTTGAAATTTCGCATCCTCATTACTCGATTGATATAGCCGTTGGCCGTGGCGTCGTAGATTGACGCATCAAGCGAATCAACCTTAGACCACATTTTAAACTGCTTGAGCCATTCTGAATTAACTCTGTATTGAGCATCTACTGAGAGCTTGTCATAGCGTGTGACTGAGACCTGGTCTGTGCCCGCCTCAGTCTGATACGTCTCTTCTACTACTTTACTTGTCTCTTCCCACTTACTCGGCTGAAAGAGCTGTGTATTATTAATAATCGTTGGATAGTCTTTTAACATTACCTACCTCCCGATCTAAAGTCTTTTCGCTGTTTTGCGGTAACCACAAGCTCATCAATTCGCTCCTGTCCGAGATATACCGGGATAATAGTATCACCACCACCATAGCTTCCAAGAGCTTCCTTGAACAACTCAACAAGATGTCTGTCACCGCTTACCACTTCGTTGCCCGGTCCGTCACCGAAGCCATTCGCCTGCACCACCTGAGGAGTGTTGAACATCATAGCCTCATCATAAGCCTTGGCATACCAAGACACATGTACCTTTGGCACTGCCTTGGTCTGCGCGTTGAAATTGCCGCTCATACTGAAATGTGGTAAAGCCATGTTTGTGTTGAGCTTGAACCTTGTGCCAGCAAAGGCGCTCTTCATCTGGTTGAGTGATGTCCGGACAGTGTTGGTCATTCGGTTCATCTGTCCCGATACAGTGGCATTGATTGCCACGAACTGAGCCAGAGTGACCGCGTTCGCCATCGTCATGGTCGCCATGATGTAAGTCGGCACTTTTGCGAAGCCCTTGTGGACTGAATCAGCCATTTTCAGTGACATTGTGGTAGATTTAGCTGTAACACTTGGGGTTGCTGCTGTAAATGCTGAAGCTATAGCCTCGAGCCCTGAGCTTGCCACCTTTTTAAGGCCGTTAATTCCTGTGTCTACAATGTCAATTGATTTGACCATGCTCTTTAGGTCGTTACTTGCTGAGTTGGCTGTAGCTGATATAACTACCATCTCAGCCGATACTGCAAGAAGCGCCGCTGCAAGTAGTGTGGATCCTCCTGCTGATGCAGTCAGACTTGCACCGAGTGCCACCATCGTGACAGTAAATGCAGTCGTTACCCCCGCTCCTGCCGTCATCGGAATAATTGCTGCCGCTACCGCAAGCGTGAATGCTGCAAGCCCCGCCGTGGCTGTACCCGCATTATTGGACACAACTACGAGCCCTGCACCGCATATCACAAGCCCTGCTGCCAAGAGATTAACTCCTGCTGCTACGACTATAATGCCTGCACCAAGTGCCACCACTCCGACAGCCAGTAACGTTACTCCTGCTGCCGCTGTGAGTGCTCCGGCACCTGCTACCAATAAGCCGGCACCAAGAATCAGTGCTCCGGCACCTGCCATAGTAGCACCACTCGCGAATGACATCAGAGCCACACCGAGAGCTATAATCCCGACTGCTGCCGACTGTCCATATTCTGATATGGTCGGTAGTTGAGTAGCAAGTAGAGCTACACCGGCGCACGCCAGTGCCACTCCTGCGCCTACCATGAGGATAGCCGCACCGAATGCCAAGAGTCCTGCCGCTCCGGCTGTGAGTGCCGGTGCCAATGCCGCTGCTCCTACTGCAAGCAGTGCAATTGCCGCTACCATTCCAACCATAGTTAATATTGCTGTAGGGCCCGCCTGAGCCAACTGAATTGCTGAGTATGCAAGCAGTGCTAAGCCTGCCGAAGCCAATAGGATGCCAGCTCCTGCCGCTATGAGTCCGAGTGCGTTCTTTGCAAGGCTTCCTGTTGCCGCTCCCGCGCTTGATACCGGTGCGCTTGCTGATGATGCTGCACTTCCAAGACCTCCAAGCTTGCCAGCGATTGAGCCGAAGCCGCTTGTTACCTTGCCTGCCACTGCTGTTACTTTACCGAATACAGTTACTACCGGTCCTACCGCTGCCGCTATAGCCAAGCCTTTAACTATCATATCCTGCATCGGTTCCGGAAGGCTGTTGAATGCATCGGCTGCGCCTTTAACAACGCTTACCAACTCTGTGAACACTGGAACTACTACCGGTACTACTGCCTCTCCGAACTGTATGCCTGCATTTTTCAAGCGGTTGAGTGCTTTCGCAAAGTTCTCCGCGTTTGAGCTGTCAATCTTATTGAATGCCTCGTTGGTGGCACCTGCTGAATTAGCCATAGACTGCATAGCGCTGTTGAAGTCGTCCGCGTGCTGTACAAGTGTAGCCGCGCCCTTTGCCGCCTCCTGTGAACTGAACACATCACCGATTGACTTGCCGGATTCCGTACAAGCTTCCTGGACAATGCCAAGTACATCAGTTAATGACATACCGGATTCCATCAGCTCCTGGAATGACTTGCCTGTCTTCTCTTTCAGCATGTCTGATACATCAGTACCCGCCTTACCGAGTTCGTTGAGCATACTGTTAAGGTATGTTGTCGATTCTGCTGTAGCGATACCATTCTTTGTGGTAGTAACGTAAGCAGATGTGATATTATCAAGGCTCACGCCGTACATGTTGGCTGTTGGGATAATTTTACCCATTGAAGCGCCCAACTGGTCAACGGTCGTCTTTCCTAAGTTCTGAGTCATGATAAGCTTATCAGATACGCTTGTTACGTCGCCCGCCTTATCGCCATACGCATTGAGGATTGTTGTCAACGTGTCTACTGATGTGGCTGCATCAGTGAAGCCACCTTTTGCAAGTTTCGTAGACGATGTAACGAAGTTGACTGCCTCGCCTGTTGACTGTCCGGCTGATATAGCCTGATATGCTGACTCAGCTATGTCAGATGCCGCCACACCGGTATCATCTGAAAGCTCAAGGATAGACTCTTTCAGGTCTCCTATAGGTACCTGTGTCGTGTCGGCGATAGTGCTAACCTTGGCCATTGAGCTTCCAAAATCTGTAGCAAGCTTTGCTGTGGCTGCTCCAACTCCAACTATAGGTGTGGTAACTGACTTGGTGAGATTCTTGCCGACTGATTCTGAATTTTCGCCAAACTTCTGCATGGACTGCCCGGCATTCTCTACGGTTGATTTGAAATTTTTTGCATTGTCCTGTATTTTTTTAAACGTCTCGCTCGCGTGGTCATTCGCCGTGACGTCAACGCTTAATGTATAGTCAGCCATGTTTCACCTACTTCCTTGTCCATCCGTTGGCTGCATATATCTTATCTATCCAGCCTGTATCGTTCTTCTCAATCTCTGCTATGACCTTCATGTTGTCTCTTACCGTGGATATGTCAGCCTTCTTGGCACGCTTTTTCCATAGCTTGAACACACTCGCCCCTCGTCTACGCTTGCTGTTGCTTATAGCGTTCAGGACTGTATCTCGTAGCAGCGTTGATTGATTGACCGTCTTAGTTTCATAAGCCTTGTATATGAAAGCTTTTTCGCGTGGAGTTAGAGCCAAATAATCGGCTTTCGTATAATTAAAATTAACAACGAACCAAGCAAAATCTATGTCCTGCAGGTAGGGCCTTCTCAGCTCTTTCTCTGCCGGGGTCTCGTTTGGCTCGTTGAAATACTCATTCGCGATTAGTTGGCTTGGAATAAAAAAGGTGTATCTCTCATTAGAGCTGACTGAATCTCGACTGCGATAGTGGCATAGCCTCTCTCCTTGAGTGCATCCTCGAAGAGCTTGGCGCCCTCTGTCTGTCCAAGGAACTTGTCAGAGCCTACCTCTTTTGCTGCGAGCTGGAACATTGAGTTCATGGTCTTAAGCGAGAATAAGCCGTTGGTGTTTGAATATTCACCCATGATAGCTGTCTTGGCAGCAGCTTCTATAATCGAGATTCTCTCTGTATTGAATTTGAAATCGTACTGTTTTCCATTTACTTCGAACATTGTATTTTCTCCTTTTTTTGAAAATAGGCAGGGGCATATAGCCCCTGCGCCTGCTATGCAGGTAATGTGTCAGGTGTCACAGGGTTAGAGCTCAGATCCACGAGCTTGCCCTGTCCCTTGAGTGAGATAGAGTAAGTCATTGAGTCGTCATAAGGTGCCTCAAGTGGGAAGTCTGTAGTAACTGCAAGACCGCCAAACATACTCTTTTTGGTCTTCTTGTTGTATACTTTGATGCATACCGGGTCGCCATTCTCGAAGGCTGTAGAGAGTGCCTGCATTGATGCATCTGTGTTGATGTACAGACCGTCCGTGTCGATTGACCACTCCTTAGCCCCTGCGATGTACGCCTTCCAACCGTCTCCTGTGTCTTTGGTTGTTACTTCAATAGTATCAGCCGAACGATTAAGCTTAAGAGTCTGCTGACCTGCGATAGCTCTGATTGCTGTACCTTCTGCGTTCCATACTGCAAGTAAGATATCCTTGCCTGCGAGTGCCTTAACTGCATTCGCTGAAAAATCGCAGTAAACGCCCTTATCAAAGCCTGTTGTTGCCTCTGAGGCGGCTTCGTTTCCGAATAACTGTTTGATGTATTTCATATCGTGTCTCCTTTACTTCATCATATAGCCGTAGCAGACCTTGAACGTATAGTTAAGGACTGCATGTTTCTCGTTGGTGTCTTTTTCTTTGTATGCTGACTGAATGCCATTGTACATTTGATAAATAAGCTCATAAGGCTCTGGTATATCAATGTCGGCCGTCATAGCCTCTTCGAGTGCCTGTATCTCCTTGAAGAGCGGGACAGATGTCTTGCCACTCTCTGACACCACATGTATATTGACTGTGTACTCTGTCACGTACATAGTCTTGGTGTTGGCGGGCTTAGTTTGAACCAACTCTGCATAGTAGAATGGTGAAGCCTGTCCCTTTTCTACGTGGTCGTAGCATTTTTTACCGGTGCCGGACAGCACCGCCTTTTGTATCTGCTTTATCAGCTCGATAATGCTGAATTGCTGTAGCATCACTTCACCAACCTCTCTATGTTGTCAATTAGTAGCTGCTTAAATTCAGGTCTTTCTTTCTCCACATTACGTTCAAGGTATCTTTGTCCCTCAACATACCCACTGCCTCGTGTCCTGTGGCCATACTCGACATGTGGGGCGTAGTCCTTGGTATATCCAACTTCTGCGCCGTGGTCTATAGTTCCGATTGTTAATGACTGCCTCAGCTCGCCTGTATCTACCGGTGTGCCTCCGTCAGCCTTGCCACGATTGTATATATTTGATGCCGAGACCTGACATACTGCATCGAACCTCGCCTGTGACATCTGAGAGAGGGCTTCTACAAGCTTTTCTGTGCCTTTTACTTGTATGCTCATGTGTTGTACCTCTTGGCCGTTATCAGCGTCCAGCGTGGGGCTAGTTCGGTCACTTCCGTGATGTCAAATGCCTTGCAGTTATTCTCAAGAACTTTAGCGTTCTTGAGTTTCTCATAGTCACAAGGAACCTCGAACTGCATTTCATTCTTGGTCACTTCCCTACCGTTCGCCTGCACGCTTTCATCTGTCCAAGGGCTTATACGTGCACGGCCGTTGTAGAGTTCCTCTACATTCTCCACAGGATTGCCGAGCTCGTCCTCTGTTCCGTCCACTGTGGTGTATACTGTTACTCGCGTCCATCTCATAAGAAGTGCACCGTCCTTTTCTTCGAGCTTTCGTTGGCATTCACCCAACTGTCAATTTCACTTGCGTATTCTGCGAGCACATCATCAATGAACGTGTTGGACAGACTGCCGACTCCCTCGGAAGATACACCCTCGTAGTAGCACTTGCGCCATGCTTTGACGCAAGCATCAACTACGATTGACTCAAACAGAGTCGGAAAAGCATCCTCAGATACTCCAAGGCGCAAACACAAGCGGTCAGTGACTATCTGGTTGATTTCGTCCATGACATCATCATTGATTTCCTCATCAGATAATCTTTTCTTGATTCTCTCCTTAACTCTGTCTATCATCGGCTACCTCCTATTTCTGCTGCTCGTCAGATGCTGCAACTGTGGCTGCTTCTACAGCAATTGGAGCTGTGAAGATGCCCGATGCATCCTCCGCGAAGAAAGTCACACCCTCAAACACAAGTGTGTTAATGGCAGCAGTCTTATCGTCAAGGAAGTGCTTCATAGCCACCAAGCCGGTCTCGTCAGATGTCATACCGAAGGTAGAGCCTACTGCACCGGATGTTGGGATATACACAGCGTCAAGGTTCTGCTTAACTGTACCCTTTGCCTTGCCAACCTCTACTGAATTGTCAAGCACTACAGTGCCAAGTCCGAGGAAGTTTTCTACATACTGAAAGCCGAAGGCTGTCTGTACTGTGATAGGCGTGTTGGCAAGATATGTAGCAATGTCGAGTGGGTTAAGGAAGTAGATAGGCTCTACATCCATATCCTCAAAGTAAGCTGAGAGCTTAGCCCATACGCCTGCGATAGCACCCTGGATGGAGTTTGAAGCAGTAGCTTTCTTCTCTGCAAGGTTTGTGGCTACGCCTGTACCTGCCTTGATAAATGTGAAAAAGTCAGCCTTGATACCCTTCTGAATATTTCTCATGAATACTGTATCAGTCTCATTGACTGCCTTATCCTTGCCGACTTTCTGAATTGCTTCGGCTGGGGTAGACTTTCTGTACTTCTTAAGCACGAGTTCAAAAGTCTTAACGAGCTTTCTCTCTACCTTTGTCAGACCGATAATCTCGCCCTCTGCAACCTGATCCGGTGTATTTTTCTGAGTAGTCTTGTACATCTTGACAGTAGTGCCCTCTGCCATTGGCTTCATGTCTACGATGCCGAGTACTGTGAGCAGTGACTTGATGCCTGCTACCAACTGGTTGGTATGGTCGATCGAAATGACCGGCTCAAGGTCCGCTGCAACTGTGGTGTTTGTCTCCGGTGCAAAAAGCTGTGTCTTGTATGCAATAGTTCTGTTCTTGTTCATAATTATTTTCCTTTCGTGAACAAATCAATGTGTTGAGCTATCAATCGCTGTCTTTCTACAGGACTAGCAATTTCAGCCAGTTTCTTATCGAGTTCGGCACGAGTCAGAGTTGAACTTCCGCCGGTTGCCGGAGCTTTGCCTCTTAGGCTGTCTTTAACTGCATCCTGGACTGCTGCCTTGAACATCTTGATAAAGTTGTCAACATTCTCCTTAGTGGTCTTGGCTTCTGATGTTACCATCATATTAACTAAGCCGTCAGAGACATTGATTTTCTCATTCGAGAGCATCTTGCGGGCTTCCTGCGCCATCTTGTTGAGTGCGTCAGCCTTTTTGAGCTCGTCAAGCTCCTTTTTGAGTGCGTCTCTCTCATGCTCTGCACGTTCCTGAGCTGTCATGTTCTCAAGCTTCTTGACCTCGTCTGCCTTCTCACGCTCTCTCTTGAGCCTCTCCTGAATGATTCTATTAACATCCTCGTCGGTGTACTTCTTTTCGGGTTCTCCTTTTTTGTCGTCTCCCTTGGAGCCGTCTTTGGAGTCATCGCCCGCTTTGCTGTCTTTAGAGCCGTCAGTGCTCTTTGTGTCTGTGTTCTTGGTATCTGCTCCCTTGGTATCGTCTGTGCCGTCCTCGAAGAGCTGTGTCCAGTAGTTCAATTTCTTTTTCATGTCGTTTCTCCTTCCATAGTTTAGAGTTCCAATGCTTAACTTATATTCCGTGGCTTTTAACGACTTCAACGCTTGGTCATTCCATAGCTTTTTATGGCTTCAATGCTTGGCCAGTTCTATGCTTTTTCGTAGCTGATGTATTCCGGATATGCTTCCGCTACGGATTGCAAGCCTAATTTAAGTGCTTTGAGTATTGGGTCACAGACATACACTATCTGCTTGGTGTTGATGTAAAAGTGCCCGCTTTCAAGCTCATACTCAATGTTCTGATAATGGTCTGCTCCCATTACGAACATGTTAATCATGGCAGTTACCGCTTCACATGGTACCGACTCGCCTTTAACTCCTGCATTGGCGTGGCCGTTCACTGCCAAACTTGTCGAGGTTTCATAAATCTCTATCATTCAGCTCTCCTTTTAACCACTTCACTATTTCAAGGTGGTTTGGATATGTCCCGACATAGCTTCTCAGAGGCTTTCCGTCCTCTTCGAGTATCACCATCGGGATTTTATATACTTTATACTTGTCAATTGCCTGTGGCTCTTCCTGCAGGTCTATATATTCAGTAGTGCCGGAGCACTCTTGCTCAACCTGTACTCTCAATGTATTGAGTACGTGCTTGCATGGTGTGCACCATTTGGCACCGCATATTACTATTTTTCTCATGTAAAAGTCCTCACCAATTCTCTAGCCTTGTCTTTCTGTTCTGAGCTGACGGCTGGATCACCGCCATGTGTCCTGACGTAGTTCTCGATCCAAGCCTGCTTGTCCGGTATCACGATGTACGTTGAACACCTGCACCAAGGGTGGAATGGTGGAAAGTTGACTCCCGCTATTCTTGCCGAATATCTTACCGGACTGGTCTTGGTGCTCGCCGCTATATCTAAACATACTTGGCAAGCCTTGCCGTCCTCGATCGGGGCTATAGCGTAGTAGTCAAAGGTCTGCTCTATTGCTTGAGCCGTAGACTCGTTGAGCACGTAAGTGCCCTCTGTATAAACGAGCCTCATAGCTTCATTCTGGCTTACGCTGAACTTCTGCCTCAGGGTCTTGGTCAGCTTCTGGTAATTATCTCCCCTGGCAAAGCCTGCCGATATTTCGGAGTTTAATACCTTGGCAAGGTTGGCTGTCCGGGTCCATATCTTACTTGAGAAATTCCCTGACTTACTCCAGTCGGTATTAACTACCGCCTTGACTATATCTCTGTTGACTGTACCGACTGCCCCGGTCTTTTCGATTACTGCCTCATAGCCTCGCTTGTCTATCTCATCGAGATGAGCTTTAAGCTGGCTTTCTTCCTCAGCCATCAGCTCAAGCCGTTCAAGTTCTACAGACATTTGCAAGCCCTCAAGCCTGTTGATAATGTATGCACTGCGCCTAGCCGGTGCCAAGTGTGCATATTCCGGATGCCTGACACAGAAGAGCTCTATATCTCGCATGAGGATGTTGTACTCTTTTTCAGGCAGCGCCTGCATGAGCTTGCGATACTCAATCACATTGTCGGTCCCATAGGTTTGATAGTATGCTGCTATCTCCTTTTCGAGCTTCGAGTACTGCTCATCATATGCTGTTGTTAATCTCTTCTTTAGTTCTGCCTCGCTCTTCTCCAAGACCTTGGTCAACTGCTTCTGTCTGTTCTGCCAATACACCTCTATTCACCTCATAGCCCTCTGTGTCGAGCTCATTCTCTTCCTTGATTCTGTCCAGCTCGTCATTGACATTATCAACAACTGATAAGACCTTGAGCTGTGTCTCCTTGGATGTAATACCGGACAGATTACCGGCTATCTGTGATTCCTCAAGCTCGTTAGCTGGGAAATTCCTTGTAAATTTAATGTCGACCTTGAGCCAGTCATCCGCTTTCATTCCGCTTACCGGATTTGAAAAGATGAGCTTGTATCTCTGATTCATTCCGCTTGTGAACTTACGCTCTTCGGTCTTTGCTAGATTGTTCATCGACTGAAGCTTATACTTCAGTGCAATGCCTGACGATGTTCCGAAGTTCTCATCATTGATATTGGCTACCATTGAGATTAGAAAGATTAATCTCTCGATTCTCTCCAGTAGATTCTCTTGTGTCGTGTCAGCGCTTGGCTTGCTCATGAAGTCAGCTATAATCTTCGAGCCGTCCTCTCCCTCGAAGTTAAGGATTCTCATGTCTCTTATGGCTTCCAGTTCCGGTTCTGAGAGCTTGGCTCCGAGTATTTTCATGTACGCATCAGCAAAGTAGTCAACATCATTTGCCTTTTCTGATAATGCCTTGTTGTATGCATCAATCATTGACAGCACCGATTCAAAGATACCCTGTCTCTCCGAGTTCTCTATATACTCAGTTGCCGGTACTCCATCGAAGCCGTGTACCTTTTCCTCATCCGTCCGGAAGTGTAAGCCCCCGTCAATGTCAAAGTACTGCACTGTGGTCTCGTTCGATATGGAGCCGTGGCGGATTCCCTCAGTGTCTTTGTAGATTCTGACAAAGTAGCGAGGTCTCATCAGTATCGACTCATCGTAGATCATGAATGCCTCCATCGGGTCAAGGTACGTAATGCCGATTTCTCCCTCTTCGTCCACAAAGTACATCTCATAGCCTCTGCCGTATATCTTCATAAGCTTAGCAAGCTCTGCATTGTTGTCGTCCTGGTCATTGTAGACATCCAGATAGTTGATATAACCATCAACCGAGCTGTCCTTTGAGCTCACTTTTATTGGAATTCCAATAAAAAAGCCGTTCATGGTATCTGTGATATATTTTGCAAAGTTAACAGCTATCCTATTGTCCGGCTTGTACTCAGGCTTTTTTGCCTGATGGAAAATGTCATAGTCGGTCTCATAAGCACTTTGAAGCTTCTTGTACTTCTGAGCTACCTTTTCGTCGTTCTTGGCTATGTACTTTTCAAGCTGTATCTCATCCATAATTTGATTGTCTGCAATTCTGTATACGTCTGGTGCCGCCATTATAATCCACCTTTCAGTCCTGTATTTAAGTGAGCCTTTGGCTTTCGCCAACCCTCAATGCCGTATCTCAACGATGCCATCGCATCATCGAAAAATGGTACCGGCTCATCGAGGTACATGTTCCTTACTTCATCGTATTTCCATTTCCACTGTTCTATTTCCTTGATGAAGTCCGTGCAGGAAGGATGTATGTGTACCCGCCTGCCCTTGATCCAGTCTATTTGAGCCTTAACGCTGTTCGGCTCCTTATTTACCGGCCGGGCTCTCCACCCTGCAGTTCTCCACGTCTTGATGCGGTCAGGCTCTGCCGAGTCACACCACATTACTTTGTCTTTCGGTATCTCATCCGCTTCGGCTATCCACTCGCTTGTGTCCTTTTCATATCCATACAAGCCCTTGAGTACATAAATGTCACCATCACGATAGCCATATACATACACCGCATTAGCGTGGTTGAAACCGAAGTCCTGCCCTACCGCTACGTCATCGTAGTCTTCATAGTTCTGCGATACTTCCTCGACTTCCCAGTTGTGAAGAATAAGGCCTGCTGTCTCTCCCCACTCTCCAAGCCCATACACCCGATAGCCTTCCGGATCTACTTCCTTTCGCCTGAGCATTCGTTTGTGGTATGCTGCATCAATGAACCGATTGCCGAGATAGGTTGACGAGTGAGTCATTACATCCTCATCGGCTCTATCAAAGAACACCGCCTTAATCCAATGCGTAGCAGATACCGGGTTGAATGTCAGCCTGATCTGATAGAATAGTCCGGGCGGCAGCTCTCCTCTGAGTCGGTCGTCTATAATCTCGAAGTCTGCCTGTGTCAGCTCTGTAGCTTCCTCTATCCAGACATCAGTGAGCTTTCCTCTCTTGAAAGTGATTGATTTAAGCTTTTCTCTCTGACCGTCATCTTTTACCCCTCTGAAAATAATCTCATTGCCGTTTGACTTACAACGCATCTTCATAGCTGACTCATTGATGTACCAATAATCGGAGTATCTATCCCCGAACGCCTTAAAGACCGCACTTTGCAGTTCGGCAAAGGTTGAATCTCTGTTGGTCACATCCACCTTGCGCACGCACAAGAGATTTCTGCCCTTGTCGTGCATCAGCCTCAAGATGTAGTTCTGTGCCGTGTCCACGCTCTTACCGCTTCCGGCACTGCCTTTCATCACGATATAGCGCTTGGTACATCTGTCGACTTTCTTAAAGCACTTATTGGCTTGCAGCTTAATCTTCATCGCCATCACCATAATCAATAGATATATCAAGTGACATATCCACATCAGCGGATACCTTGTCTGTGTACAGTCCGTACCTCTTGCCAAGCAGTTCCGCCGCCTTGAGCCGGTCTTTCTCGCTTGGCTTCTTTTCCACTTCCTGCACCTCTTGACAGCCATCACCGATTCCGACCAACAATGTGTCTGTCGTTTGGCTCTCCCCTCTCAGTACCGATGTGAGGTATTGGAGTACTTCATCCTGTGTGGCTATCAATGAGCTTTCTTTCTGCTCCATCCGTTCGGAGATATAGCTTTGAATGACTGGTTTTGTCAGGTTTTCTGCCGCTATCTTCCTCGCTGTCTTTTTTGAATATCCTGCCTTGATTGCCGCCTGAGTAGCGTTAAGGCTGATGATGTATTCATCACAGAATATTTTTTGCTTGGCTGTCAGCTTCAACGCTGCTCACCTCTTTTCTATTACAGATTCATGTATTTATATTTCATCTTCTTGGCATAGGCTACTGCCTCTGCTCGCGTCTTGAACGTTAGTCTCACTGGTTCCTGTATAGTTATCTCATGGTCGAGTTCATTGCCGTCCTCGTCCCAGCTGGTTAATACATTACGGTTGCCCGTCATGTAATATCTCTCAACTGTGGCTCTGTTATGCTCATCGGGTTCCATCTGTCTGTGTATAGCAACTGTTCCGCCCAGTTCCCCGCCATCGCTTGAACCTGAGCTTTTTCCTCTGCTACTTCCTCCACCTCTGCCACCGAAAAACTGTAGATTCATTCTTATTTCTTTCCTTTGCTTCCAAAATAATATGCTGCGAAATTATCACGATTTCGTTTGTACCATCTGTCGTATGTTGAGGTTCTTGATGAGGTATACTCATCGTCAGCCTTTCTTACTGTCTTTTCTGCCTTTACAGGTGCTACCTTGCTTCTACGGTCATTGACTGCATTGCTTGCCTCTCGCGTGGCTTTCGCTTCATGGTATAGCTTCGGATTCTTCCTCAATTCATCAGCACTCTTGAGCTGTCTAATCTTTGCATTGACGCTTGCGCTTTTATCGACGAGGTAATTGTGTACTTTGTCGAGCTCTTCACGCGTTTTGAACTGATTGGCAAACTGTTCCGCTGTGGTCTTGCCACCATCTATATCATGCAGTCCATTTTCATACTTTGAATTTTTGACATAGCCATCTTCACCGCCGGTCTTTCTTTTAGCGCCGTTGTACATGAATTTAGCTGGTGTAACTCCTACTTCATTATCAGACCATCCACCGCCACCACGACCGGAACCGCCTCCGCGTCCTCCAAAAATCTGTGTTCTATACCTCATTCAACGTACCTCGCTTTTTGAGCTTCTCCGATAAACTCTCAACTCTGATTATGTTTCCCTCGCACTCTTTTGGCACCTTGCCATAAAAGATAATGTGTGTTGGGGTCAATCTCTTCATCATTTCTCTATATCCAGCAAGAAATAGTTCCTTGCTATATTCACTGTTCTGTGTTCCTACGGAGCTGACAGCCACTACACTGTCTGTTGGCTCTCCGTCAAAGCACCATGTATAACTAGCCTCGTCACTCCATCCAATCGTTGGCACCACTCTGATGCCGTGAGCCTGCCAGTAGGCACCACACCAATGTTTTCTATAATGGTTATAAATTTGAATGGCTCTAGGGTGGTCTGTGTACAGACTAAAGTCGGGCGTACATACATACTTGAACTTTCTAAGCATCGGGATATAATCATCAGCGCAGTTCCAAACTCTGTTGAATTGATAATCATCAACAAAGAAATGTACTGCCTTATTAGCCGGGCTCTTGCATGACTTGGCATAGTTGAAGCTTATCAACTCTGCCTCCTGGTACTCTGCCGGTGCTATTGCCGGTATGTCGTACATCCCAACACCCTGTATATTCATTTTTGTCACGTTCTCGTAATTTCTTATATTTCTATACAATTTTCTTCACCTATTTTTGCGCACTAAAAAACCACCCTTTCGGGTGGTTCCTATATTTTACATTATATTTCATTTTAAACGAACTGAACGAACTACTTGAACTCTACCAAGTTTTCAACCGGCTCATGCGTCAGCTTGCTTATCACTTCCAATGAATCAAGTCTTATTGGTTCGTTATTCCTTATTTTGGTCAGGGTCGATTCAGATAGAATCTTTTCTTTCCGGATTGTTGTTGTGTTATATCCTGCTTCCGACAGCTTGGATAAAATATCTTTATACACAATCATTTAACCAAGCCCTCTACAGTTTGATGTGACATCCAACAAAGCCCTTGCCCTCAAGCTCAGGCAGTTCTACTATGCGTGCGTCCGGGTTCTCTGATGCGTATGTGCTTGGATACATGTCAGAGTTAATTACTCCTGCGATATAATACTTATCCTTTGTGTTCTCTTCTCTTTTGATTGTTAAAAATGTTCTCATGGTATACTCTCTTTCTCCACCGTCTTGCCGATATGGTCAGCTTCTTTTTATTTTTTTATTATCTTTTCTAGCATCTCTAATATCAATATCATATTTTTATATATCCAACCAATAATGCGGTCTCTTTTGAGTGTTTCCTTGAACTCAGTGACCGATTGATTGTATTGTTTTTTCAATTCTTCATCAATCATGTTATTTTGCCTCTCTGTTGTTTGTTTCCTTGTTTCTGATATTATAATACACCTTATAAGGTGTAATGTGAATGATGTATTTTATTCTCTTTTGCAATTCCTCTTGATATATTTTACACTCTTTTTCGTGTAATAAAAGAAGCTGCCTATTTAGCAGCTTCTCTCATATCCTCTATTGCAGTCAGCAAGGCTTCTTTGTATTCTCCTTCAAAAATCTATCATGTGCCATCCTCGCAGCATCGGGTGACACATTGAGTTCACTACCAATCTTGTGCCAGGTGTACATCTTAACGTGTCTCATATACATTATCTGCCTGATATATGAGTCCTCAATTTCAACTATGTAAGCAGTCAGCTCACTCTTTTCCTTTTCGAGATCTGCCCGCTTGTGAGCTATCATGTGTTCGAGGTTAGTTCGCCTTGTGGCTACACTGCCGGTGGTATCAGATGTTACTTTCTGCCTTGGTGTATCAATCGGGTGTCTTGCCCGGGTGCTCAGTCCTTCTAATTCGTCCTCCCACATCCTCAATTCCTTGGTGATGTAGTAGAGTTGAGATAGTCTTTCTTTGGTCATTGTACCTCCTTGTAAGTCAGGATCAGCTCCTGCAGCACCACTTTGGCCGTGTGGTAGATCAGTCGTCTTTCTATTGGTGTGCTCAAGCTGTTCTCCTTGTCGTCAATCATTAATAAGAGCTCATCCACTCCTACACTGTCTCTGCCTAGCAGATAGCCTATACCGACTCCCAGCCCCTGAGCTATTGCTAATTTAGTTTTTGTGTTCGGCTCTCTTCTGCCAACCACATAATCATTAATCGTCTGTGGTGTTACATCAGTCTTTATGGCAAGCTCTTTTTGAGTGATGTCCTTTTCTTTCAGCGCAAGCTCAAGCCTGCCTGCAAACACGCTTTCTTTTTTCTTCACTTTCCTCTCTCCTATCGTCTCGAGCTGTTCAGCTCTGTACTTCTCCGCCATGTACTGCCCGTAGCTCATGCCACTGTTCCGGGCTACCTCGTTGGCTTTTGCAAGGTCTTCTTTCTTGGGCTTTTCTTTCTTCTTTGCCTGGTGCTTGTGCTTTTCATATGAAGCCTTGGCTCTTTTAACTTTCTGAACGTCTGAACACTCAGGCGAACAACACTTTTGATTATTCACCCGGGGCTCAAACTCTTTTCCGCATACTATGCATATCTTCTTTGCTCTCAAAATCCTCTGTGCTCCTTTGCATAATCGACTGCACTCTTTATATCCTGCTCCTGCTTTATGAATCTTTCTCTTATCCTGGTAACATCACACCTGCTGCCATCTGCTCTGCAGTAGTATCTGCCATCTTTGTCCATATGGATATCTCTCAGGTGCCCTCTTACATCTCCACTCCAATCGTTCTGTACCTTAACATAGGCTTTGTATTCGCCGTCAACCTTTACTATCTCAGGGTCTCCCCATACACTCATAGTTCTGTCTCCTTTCTTTGTTCGCTGTGCCTCGTTCATCCTCCTGTTCTTTTATCAGGCAATAATTGCAAGCCATACAGCCATCACAAGTCTGTCTTTGACATCCTTCCTCTAAATAATCCTCTCCATCTTCCATATATTCCGCTTCGCTCATTCTGTATTGCTCCAATCTAATTTTCTCCTTTCGGCTTTTCGCACCGCTCAAATTCGATAACCCACACCCAAGGGTTCGCATTCCAACCGTAGCAGTCAAGGTCGGATTTCTTGATGGTGCTGTTCCAAACTTCCCTACCAAACAACTCTCCCATAGTCATGTCGCAATATTTAATGCTGCTCATACATGGACCATCTAAATCGCAAGTATGTCCATCTGCTGATACTCTGGTTAAGCATGGCGGTTTAAATTTAAATCCTTCATCCCACACTCCATCCTCTGTAATTTCCTGCAACCGCTCCACCGTCACATCCGTAACCTTAAGCCAGATACGTGCTGCTTCTTTCGGCATGTGGATTGATGGATGCCACTTCATCACAGGTGATTCTCCTGCTTGTGGAAATGGACTATTCCACGCCTTATATAAATATCCATCCGTCCATTCACTCCATGTTTCTCTGACATAGAGGATATCGTCCGGCTGATATGGTGGTGTAATTTTGCCTTGTTTTCCGTCTGTATCATATATATACAGTGGTTCTTCGCTTACTTCAAAATATCCTTGCGGTTGTGGCTTTACAAGTCTGCGTGTGCAACTCTTTCTTCCGTCCAGAATCGCCCGAACCATTTCCATGTTGAATAAAATTGGTAACACTCTACTCATCTTTTGTTCCCTCCTTGTAGCAACAATACACAATCGGATTACCAGTATCACATTCACAGTTGTTCCAGTCAATATCTTCCAATGCTCTGTCTTTTGCAATCTGTTCTGCTTCTTCCTGTGTATCAGCTTCGATGTCATCATAGTCAATCGAAAGTTGCAAACCCACGCTTGCATTCCACTTAGCCATTCACTCCACCGCCTTTCACAATCTCTATTGCACCTTTCAACACTTCAACAGCTTTTCTTTGCTGAAATTCTTCTGTTATCGTTCCATTTTTCTTTTCATATTCCATACAACACTCATGCGTCTGTATCTTCTTTTCCAACCTCTCCACAACCTTATCTACATCGTAGGCGGTCGGAGTTTGTGTTTTATCATTGATAATACTCTTTGCGATATTCAGACCAGCATTTATGCCTTTTGTATATCCTCCTATCTCCCTTTCTTTCTGCTCTTTTATCAGCTCTAATAATTTATCTGCATCAATCAGTCTCATTGTTTACCCTCCTGTTCCACGCTTTTATAGCTCTTTTCTTAGACTCCTCGATATTTTCTATCGTGTCATCCTCTTTGCTCATATCTGGGCAAAACCCACCTGTCCTTGCACCGCAGTTACATGCACACCATACTGTAAACCCTATATAATCTTCCTTTGCTGCTTTTACTTTTGCTTTCCCACCACAGAACGGGCATGGTCTTAATTCTTCACTCATTGTTCATCCTCTTTTCTTCTAGACTGTTCTGCTTCTGATTGAAGCCATTTTAATGCTATTTCTCTGCCTTTCTTATTGCAGTTAAAAGCACAGGTCTGTGTGAAGCTATCACAATAATCAGCACAATTAAAGTTCGGACTGCTTGCAATACGTTTTGCCATTTCTTCATCCGACATATTCCTTATTCTGTCAGCATTGGTCTGTTTGTCATTTTCCACAATCTCAAAATATTCATTAATAAACTCTAATACAGTTTTTAAATCGTATGAGCTGTATCCAATGTTATAGCCATTCTCACCGACATTTCTGTACTGCACACTGTAATAAGGCTTACCATCTATCATTTCCATGATAATAGACAAATCGGTTACTCTTTCTTCTTTTGCATTGTTCATCGTAATGCCCTCCATACATCAGTCTCGTCATTAATAATCCATACATTGGGTGTTGTGCATTTAATCATGCAAAGTGTTTTCCCGGTTGTATTATCATTCTTCCCAAAGGGGCAAGTCGGACATTCATTGTCCTCGCACACTGTCTTGATAATTTTCAGCGCAGTTAGAATGCTTTTTGCCTCTACTACTACTCCGTCAATTTCTTTCTTTGCCATTATCTTTTACCTCTTTTCTTTTTCTTTCTTCTGATTAATTTTAGCGGGCAATCCGGCAATCTTTGCTCGCCGGTTACGTCGTTATTCCACGGTAGCGTAGTACCTGTCAGATAACAAATGCAGGGTGTTTCTTCATCATCCGTGCAAATTGGTTTTAAAATTTAAAAATGCTTAGGCAAACCGAAGTTGTCCGGTCTGCTCTGATTCTATTCTCATGTTCGGTGTTCGCTTCGCCACGCACAATTCAGGCAAATTTGCTCTGACCAAGGCAGCCGGTATCGGCGGACAGACAGCGTTTCCACAACGTCTTACTTGCTCACTCCTTGGATATGTTTTTCCGGTATAGTCGTGATCAATTATGTAATCGTCCGGGAATCCCTGACATCCGTATAGCTCCCTTGGTTCCAGCATCCGAAGTCCAATATCTACAATCTGGTAATCTACACCCTTTATTGTTACCAAACCAAATCTATCCCTCGATGTTACTGTATCCAGAGGCTCTTTAATATCCTGTCCTACGCCTTGACCATAATATTTCATCAAAAAAGCTCTGACCTCTCCAAAATGTCCAGGTGATGTAGTTATGGTATGTAATGGTTCTCTTAAATCTTGTCCTGTGCCACTCTTATAGAATTTACTCAAGAACGATGCAACCAGTCCATACCGGTTCGAACCATCCACGGTCATGATCGGATCTTTTATTGTCTGTCCCCGGACTTCTCCCTGTGCTGTCTCGGAATGGTACTGGATCAGTGTAGGACTTATCAAGCAGTGCTCATTTTTACTTACGATTGTTGTAAGTGGTTCTCTTACATCCTTACTTCTGTCCTTGGAAAATCCGGTCTGTCCGATTTGTACCATATATGGCTCTACAATCCCATATCCATGCTTTCCAGTTATTGTCGGCATAGGCTCCCGAATATCATTCGGTCTGCGTTCACCACCGTGATTACATTGGATAATAAATGGTTCTGGGTTATCCAAAACAAACTTTTTCAATCCTCTTGCAATCCGATCCATTGTTTTCTGTGCCAACGGTCTCACTGCCCTAATTCCGTATTTCTCTTTGATTTCTTCAGATGTGTCAAAAATGCTTGGACATGGGCGGCTGAAATCAATCTGTGTGTATGCACCCACATATGGCTTCAATAGTCCTGTTTTCACTTTCTCACTGTCTGCAGGTGCATGTGTTGGTTCTGGCCATACTATCGGCTTACCATCACATCGTGCAATCATAAAAAATCTCTTACGCATAGTAGGCGCACCATAATCAGCAGCAATCAGTTCTTTAAACTGTACCTCATATCCTAAATCATTAAGCTGCTGTACAAATTTTTCAAATGTTTTACCCTGTTTTGATTTGATCGGATGATGTCCTCTGTTCAATGGTCCCCATGTCTTAAATTCCTCCACATTTTCCAACATTATCACCCTTGGTCTGACAAGCCCAGCCCATCTGCAAGCTACCCAGGCAAGTCCTCGAATGTTCTTGTCTTTTGGCTTACCGCCTTTTGCCTTACTAAAATGTTTACAGTCCGGCGAGAACCAGGCAAGGCCAACCGGATGTCCATCACACGCTTTGACCGGATCAACCGCCCAAACATTTTCGCAATAATGCTTCGTGTTCGGATGATTAGCCTTATGCATCTTAATAGCTTCTGGATCATGGTTGATAGCTATGTCTACGCTATATCCTGTTGCTAGTTCTATTCCCGTGGAAGCTCCTCCACCACCTGCGAAGTTGTCAACTATCAATTCTCCGTTTATCATTTTTAGTTTCTTCTCCTCATTACTAATTTCGTCTACCACACTGGGTAATAATTTCCTTTATCATCTGCAATCCAATAGCCTGTGCTCCAAGTATCAGTTAATGGGTCGTAGACTTTTCTGCCTTTAATCATCTTTCAATCTCTATTTCTGCCTCCACGTTTAAATAATGACCCCTAATTTTTCCCCATAAAGCCTCTCTAGCCTTGCCTCTAAAGAAAAGGGGCTTTACCTCATATACCATACTAATTACGCTTACAGTATTCACGGCATCCAGCATACTCCATCTGCCATCACAAGCTCTAGCGTTAGCCCACCTTGTAAACTCCTTAAATGTACAATCCTTAATTTTCTTTTTCATCTCAGCCATATCTATCTACTCCTTTCCGCTTCTCTTTACAATATCAATTGCCGTCCGCATAGCAACCTCATTTATAACGCACCTTATCACTTCGTCTGTATCGTCAGTCTCAAGAGCTTGTGCTGCATATTTCTGTTGTTCTGCTTCTAACTGCCCCACAACCTTATCTACATCAAAGGCGGTCGGTTGTTCTATTATTCTGTCAAGCGTAAAACGATATAACGCTTTATCCATATCATCGGATGTGTTCCATTCTTGTAATCTTTCTAACATTGCATCGGCGTCAATTAGCCTCATCTTCCAACTCCTTTAACCTCACACTGTATCTTTTCATATTCTTCCGAGTAGTCTGTCCTGTGGGCCGTGCTCTTGATCAATGCCCGGAGCATCTGCACTTGAGATGGCAGCCAGTTCTTTTCGGCATTTTCTTCGAGTCTGTATGCGAATTGGGTAATATCCATAGCCCACTGATTTTTAATCATTTCCTATGTATAGTTATCCATCCTACTCCTCCTTGTCTCTGTAAGGCGTTGGCAGATTCATCCATGCATTAACTATCATGCCATCTGAGCCACAGGTTCTTGTATCGTCTCCGATATAGTAAGCCCCGCCGTCGCAGTCCTCCTCGTATCTTCCCACAAGTGGAATTGATAAGTTTTCAAACGATAAGAGCACATGCTTGTTATTCTCCGGCGGTGTATCTGAACTCATCCATGCGTAGAAGTCTCGTCCAAGTGCCAGAGAGGCAAGTCCTTGGACGAAATAGCCAGGCTCCATGCCAGTTCTGTTGTCTTCCTCTATCAACTTTTTCATACATAGCACAATTGCCTGGAACTCTTGCATGAGGTCGTAAGTAGAGCCGGCTAAATTTACTTTGTTATCCTTTACCTCAATCATTTTTTACTTGCACCTCCTAATATACTTGCATTACTTGCGATTTTTTCCTCTATTACTTTTGCCATTTCCTCCTCGCTCATAAATCCTTTCTTGACTATGTCGATTATCCTTTCCTCTGCCATTTCTTTTGGCATTCCGTTCTCAACAAGAGTGTCCCTGACTGTGTTGGAGATAACCCCAACGTCAGCAATTACGCTGGCAATATTGCCTTCTATTTCAATCTGTCCTTTATCTGTCTTAATCATTTTTAATTCCTTTCCCATAATCTACGCTATGTTTAAACTGTTTGTACGCTTTCTCGCTCCTGTGCTTCGGGTTCGAGTAGTAATCCGCCTTTGCACTGTCTCTTGCACTTTTGAGGTGTGCTCGTTGAGTACTGCTGCTGTCCCAGTAATCTCTATCACTCATACACAGCACATCCTTTCAGCAGGTCCCAGTGCTCCTCCTCAATGAAGAGCTGACGTATCATCTCATCGTTGAGATAATGGTCTTTACAGCCCGGCTGCTTTCTCCAATACGAGTCGATGAAATACTCGCACCATTTCAAGAATTCGTGAATGTCTGAATTCTTGAACTTGTAGCTCTGCTTGAGTACCGGTATTGTAAGCAGCATCGTAGCCACAAGTGCTGACTCTATGTTTCTGTCAGCTCCGAGTACTGCTCTATTCTTGCCAAGGTCAGCCATATATAGCTTGTGGCTCATTGGGATTTTCTTCACCCAATCGACAACCTTGATGTCTCTCTTCTGGCAGTACTCAAGCATTGTGGTCGTTGTCAGCTCCTGGTCGTCATCGTTCTGCCACTTCTTACGACGTTCAATCACTCTGTCGTAAAAGTTCTTAAGCTGTCTGAAGCTCAGGTCAAACTTGTCGTACAGTATCTCCATGAAGATATACGCCATGTGGTTGGCTATGTTATCTCCGAGCTGAGCTTTCTGAACTTCGTTTCGCCAGTAGTGGGCATTCATGCGCCCTTGTCTACTCTGTCTGCTCATTTGTGCCTCCTAGTGCTGACTCAAGTTCAGCGTAGTCATAAGACCTCTGCTCGAAGTTACTGAATTTGGTTTTGGCGGTCGATTCCTGCCTCATCCGTCCGCCAGATTTCTGGCTTCTGTCCCAATTTCTAACAGCTGCTTTCCAGTCTTTCATTCTATTCTTGCCAACAGTCCAGCCGTTGGCTGTGTAATAATCAATGAATCGCTCAGGATCCACGTTGTACTTGTTATCAGTTATATATTTTTTTAGTTCTTCGAGGGTGGGTGGATAAAAGCGGGGCTTTTTCTCTACACTCTCTTTTATATCATTTACATTATCATTATCATTTACATTATCATTAGGTTCGGGGTTGGTTCGTTTTGGTTCTGTTTTGGTTCCGTTTTGGTTCGGGGTTGGTTCGACTTTGGTTACAGTTTGGTTTGGGTTTGGTTCGGGGTTGGTTTCGTTTTGGTTCCGTTTTTGTTTAGTTCCGCCTCTCAATCCATTCTCATAGCGCTTGTTATTCTTGTCGATCTGAGGCTTTGCCATTATCAAAATCGCTTTGGCTACACCGGATGTATCAATCTCACTATCGTTGAGTCCGTACTCCATTATTGCCACGACTGCATTTCTAAACTCTTCCGCAGGCAGTTCCTTGATGGCCTCATAGAAACTCCGATAAAAAACTATGCTCTCTCTCATCGCTCCACCTCGAAGATATGGACCTCTATCCTTGGTTCATCCTTTGAGACTTTGAACTCATCGTTGAATCCCCTAATGTTTTGCCATCCGTCATTCTCAAGCACTCCCGAGTTGACGAGTGCATCCTGGATCACCTTCCGGCCAAAGGAAGAAATATTATCAAGATCTCGCCTCTTATTCGGCTCGTGCCAAACATAAGCCATGCTCACAGGCTTGGTAATGTGTACCCCCTTCAACTGCTGCCGAATGCATCTTGATACGATGTCCTCCGACTCTCCCTTGAGCTTAGCCCCCTTGTACTTATTGGCTCGCTCTGCGCTGATGTAATCGTTAAGGTTCGGCAGTTTGCCCGGTATAATTAATAAGTACTCCAACTTCTCGCCACCTTTCGTATGTCAATTTCATTGAGAGTCTCTTCTTTTGAATCGCTCTCGCTCGATGAAGCTCCTTAGCCATATACTCGTTGAACTCAACTTCATCCTCTATGTCGTTCGGGTCCGGTCTGTAATAGCCATCTCCAACATTGATGATACAATCACCGTTGTTGTTGGCTTTCTCAATCTGCTCCCGGAGCCGTCTATCATCGTTCGGGTTTGATGGTCTGCTCATGGCATTCCGATGCCCGACCGGTATTCTCTCTAAATCCATGTGCTCCTTTCCCTCCGGTCAAAGGGTAGACCGGAGATAACATGGGCTTACAATTGCTGATGTCGTGATATAAAATTTCGCAATTCCAAACAGTTTCTTAAGGTGTTTCAACCATCAAAGCCAGCTCTTACCGAACAAGCCTCTAAATTCTTCTCTAGTTCCAACCTTTGACTCAAATGCTCGCTGAGCTGCCTTGATGTATGTCAGGTCAACAGTTCTGTTGAGGTGTGGTCCGAGTGCTCCCAAGTGGTGCTCGTGGCACAAAGGAATGGTTAAGCCGTACTTGTCGGCTATCTTCCGGTTTGCCGTGCCGTGTATAGCGTGGTGAATTTCCACGTTGGGGTTTCCGCACAGTATGCACTTGGTCATATCCTCTACTATTATTGATTTCTTCACACTCCCCACCTCTCTTTCATTTCCTTTAATTCTGTTGGTGTGATAGTCTCAATGCCAAGTTCCTTGGCTTCCGCTACGGTGCCGTCGATGAGCTTTGACATCTCATCGGTACTGTAGGTATGTGAGCCTCTGTATACCATGTAGAACGTGGCATTGTCGTCATACTTAACAGCTATGCAGTGCATTGTCTCGAGCTCGTACATGTAGCTCTCAGGGGCGTTGGTCTTGTAGATAAGAGGCTCACCACTTGGCAGCACATGAGGCTGTCCGTATCTGCATATCATAAGATTCTTGGCTCTTGCCTTTGAGATTGTCAGAGCTTCGGCTATCTTGCCAACAAGCACATGAAAGTAGGCATTAGCGTCAAGGGACCGGCGCCGTGTATATCTGACTGCCTTGATTTTGAGCTTGTCAAAGCTCTTAATCTTCTCATACTCTGTCTTAGCTTTTTCTGTCTCGTTGATGTCAAAGGTCACTCTCAAGTGCCCGCTGTCGAAGTCAATAGATGCTCCGACAGCTCTTCCTGTCACTTCCATTTATGCCTCTTTCTTCTTTTTGTACCAAGCTTCAACCTGCTTAGTTATCCGTTCAGCAAGCTCCTTTGAAATATCTGACTGCTTGGCAAAGCCGTACTTCTTTTTCAATGTGTTCCATATGTCACCCTCACTTGCATCTTCACACATACCCGCGTAGGCCATGATGTATTCATTAATCTTATGAATCTGCTGAGCTGTCGCAGGCTTGAAAGCTGCTGGCTGTGTCGGTTCTGCTGATTCAGCCTTGCTCTTATTCTCTTTATACTTCCTGCACTCGTCCGAATCCTCGTCTTTGGTATCATCCAAGAGGAAGAGTCCGTTAAGTGCATATTTTCTCGCATAGCTTGATGCGGTGCCAGTTATTTGTGAGTCATCCATCCCCTTTTTAGTTTCTGCCTCTCTTGCAAATGCGCAGGAAGAGAGTTGTTCGCCTGTCTCGCAATCTGTAAGGCATGCAGTAGCTTTCACATAATTCTTAGTGCCTACAGCTTGAATCGAATCACTGATTATCAGTGTCATGCCAAGCTTGTCGAGCAGAGGCTTAACTGCCTCATATATCCCCTCGGCGTTTCGATAATTGAATCCGCCATACTTGTTGTATAGATTTTTCGGCGCCTTAAGCATCGTCTGTATTTCTTTTAGCTTCTCGTGCACTGTCATTAATCTAACCTCCTGTACTGGATGCCGCACTCCTGCATATAGCATTCAAGCTGTGCCTGCTGGAATGGGTCAACCTTGACCTCGTATCTTGTCAACTTCATAATGTCGTTCTTTTCGGTTGGCTCTATGAACTCCTCCACAGGCTCCGGTGCATCAAGTATCTCATCTGCTTCGGCCTCTGCCTGCTTCTCTTCCTCAGCTTTGAGAGCTTCCTGTTTCTGCTTCTCTTCCTCAGCCTTGAGAATTTCCTCTTTCTGCTTTTCCCACTGTCTGATAGTGAGAAGTGCATCTGACAGTACACCGGTCTCTTTATATCTCATAAGAGCTTTGGTCTCGTATTCTGATTCCATGCTCTTAATAGCTGCTATGTCATTGGCTACACCATCAAGATAGTTGGTGATTGCTTCCTGTATAGTCTTCTTTGATGTGGATGTGTTCTCCCACTTGCTGTCGTATACCCTGTTGAGCTCTGCATATCCTGCTATATCTTCTCTTTCGGATACAAGCTCAAGGTAAATATCATTGATAAGTTCTCTCTTTTCCTCGATGCGCTTCTGCTCGAATGCGTCAATCTGCTCACTGATAAAAGTGATTGGTTCATTAATGAGCTTGTCCAGCTCTTTAACCTTTGTTTCAAAGTCTGTGTATGGCTGCATGTAGAGTTTTTTGACCTCTATTCTCTTGTCGTTAATCTGCTTCTTGAGCTTTCTGAGCTCTGCTACAGTCTTCTTTGCATCTGTCTTTGTCTCCTCAGTGAAGACCAAATTCTTGTAGAGCTCAAGTTCTGCCGCAAGAGCCTCTTTAATATCCTCAAAGTTGAAGCTTATAGCTCCATTGCTTCTCTCAATCTGTACTTCTAACATGTTCTCTCCTTTTCTTCTATAAGCTTGTCTAATTCTGCATGTATTCTCATGTATTCATTTTCGTCGAATGCATCGAAATAAACTAAGTACATGTCTGCCTTAGTGCCATCTATTCCGTGCCATCCGTCCGGGAATACAGTAACGTTCATGCTATCAACATATCCTCCGGTTACTTCCAAATGAACAAATGGTGTGTTATCTGAACTGCCCTCGTTAATCTTCATTACCTTTTCAAGGGTTTCCCTGATTCTTTCCTCTCTTGTCATTTCTTTTTCTTTCTGGTATCAGCTCGCTTCCAAATCTTTGAAGCTCATCTGCTTATAATCCGTACATTTAACAAGCGCCTCAAGCTGTCCGGCTCTGGTCTTCAGTGCTTTCGACTGTCTGACACAGTCCTCGCATATTCCGTTAACGCCCTCTCCCGGATCCATAGCGCATCCGCATTTTCTGCATTTTCTTAAAATCATAATCAGCTCCATTGAATAATCTCTAAAACCATGTTACAATTAAAAAAATCTATTTGATTTTTCCCTTTATAGAATCCTTAGCTTTGGTCGGTCGAGGATTCTATTTTTTTGCTCTCATTTTCCAATAATTCGGCGAAATTCTTATAGATTTTTGGCTTAGCCTTTCTTACTGTCTCCATGAGATATTCGCCAGCACTCTGATGTTCCTGCTTACTTGTGCCCGGCTTGCATCCACTAATCATTCTCATATTCTGTCACAAGACATGGAATAGTAAGCAGCAGTCCGACTGGTAAAAGTACTTGCCCGTATCTGTACCGGATCAGGCACGCGCCAACCATAATTGCTGCAAAACCGACACATCCGAGTGCCTCGCAAATTATACTTTTCATGCATTGTCCTTTCTCTTCGGCTTAACAGAGGCACCCTAGGAATATGCAATCTAAGCAAAATAGGATACGTAAAAATTTCATTTATAACAGGAGTATTGTAGTTTGGGTGCCCCTGTTAAGCCGAAGTATTTAATCCTTATTTAATTGTTCGCTACATCACCGCCGACTAACATGTCGACTGCCAGCATTACATTAAGCTGAATACTGGTCTTGAATTGGTAGGATACCGCTTGAGGTGTGATGTCTAATGCTTGAGCTATTCTTGTATAGCTAATGCCATTAGCTTGTGCTTTGTTGCGGTATATGTTGGTTAGTCTTTTCTTTTCGTCAGCTATTCTGCCGCTCTCTGTGAGTTGTCTTACTTTTGGCATTTAGTCGCTCCTTTGAGTACATATCGTGCTCGATTTAGGTAAAAAAAATATAATTAACCGAACGTTTATAGTACTTTGATAGTTTCAGCTTTATATCATCGCGAGGGATTCTGTTGCCTTGCTCATACATTGCAAGTGCCGAAGTACTTATTCCGCAAGCGTCTGCGACAGTTTTTTGGCTTCTGTCTCCTCTCAATTCTATAAGGCGCTGGGCTATTGCTTTGTTGTCCAATTTATCACCTCCATATTTTTGAGCACGTTTCGTGCTTGGCTTTAATATACACGTTCTGTGATTGATTGTCAAGCACATTTCGTGATTTTTTATTTACTTTTATACACGATACGTGTATAATACAAATATAAAGATAGGAGGTGGTCACAATGGCTCAATTCGATAAAATTCTCAAGCTATTACGCAGTGAAAAGAATATGTCTCAACAAGAGCTTGCTGATGCACTCGGCATTTCCAAGAGTGCCATCAATATGTATGAGCGTGGCGAGCGCCAACCAAAATTTGAAATTTTGGAGCAGATAGCAGACTATTTTAATGTTGACATGGACTATTTACTAGGTCGTACTTCCAAGACGACTAAAGTAATAAATCCAAACACTCTAGCAGCCCACTTTGACGGTGACGAATATACAGCCGAAGAGCTTGATAAGATTAGAGAATTTGCAGCATTTGTAAAAGCGAGCAGAAAGTAATTGTACAATAGACAAAAAGGAGTGTTGCGCTTGACACATTACGAAAAACTGCTAGATGATGCTGACAAGCATCATGTGATTGTAACTGAAAACTTTGACTTGTCAGATACTCGGCTCAAGGGTCTGTACTGCGATAGCGTTATTGCAATCGATAAGAGCCTTGACAACATTGACAAGTCGTGCGTGTTGGCGGAAGAGCTTGGACATCACGTCACTACATCGGGCGATATAATTGACCAGAGTTCTACCGCCAACCGCAAGCAAGAAAGACGTGCCCGGGTGTGGGCATACTATTATATGATCAAATTCGGTGACATTGTAAATGCGTATAAGTATGGATGCCGCAATCGCTACGAGATAGCCGATTATCTGAATGTGACTGAGGAGTTTCTGCAGAACGCAATAGACTACTACCGCGATAAATATGGTAAGTTCACGACATATAATAAGTATGTGATATACTTCGAGCCGTTGGGAATACTCGAAATGAGGTGATAATCATGGGATTAAGATTTAGAAAGAGCTTCAAAATTGCTCCCGGAGTAAAGCTAAATGTGAATAAGAAAAGTGTTGGGATGACATTTGGTGGCAAAGGAGCACACTATACAGTCAACTCTTCTGGACGTAGAACTACATCTATTGGAGTGCCAGGCACAGGAATGTACTATCAAGATGTCAAGAATGCCTCGGCTAAATCTTCGACCAAAGCAACATCTAATCAAGGTTTTAGTCAATCATCTAGTCAAGGCTTTAATCAAGCCTCTGGTGAATGTCCTTGTTGTGGCGCTGCAAATCAACAAGGGTTTGCATTCTGTAAAGTGTGTGGTCAGCCATTGAGCACACCTACACGGCAAATCCAACCAACATACTCACAGCCGGTATATGTTTCACCTGGATATGCACCACGGCAGCAAGCAAAACCTAAAAGGAATTATACAAACATAATCTGTACAATCTTTATGATTGTAATTTTAGCGGCTGTAGCGAAGTGGATATGGACAACTAGTGACAATTACATTAAGGAGCAAAAAGCCAAGCAAGAATCAATTGCTCAACAGGATGCTCAAAGAGCTCAACAAGCTCAACAGCCATTGCAGCCACCTACTACTACCAATAGCGCCGATGTTCAAAACGCTCAGTCTGATGCACCATCAGATGCACCATCAGATGCACCATCAGATGCACAAAGTGATGCAGCTGCCACGGACCAGAATCGAGCCGACATGGTTTGGTACTCAGCCGGAGGATCAAGATATCACCGCAATTCAAATTGTAGTAACATGTCCAATCCTCAGCAGATTACAAAAGAAGAAGCTGAATCGATGGGACTAACCCCATGCAAGAAATGTTATTAAATAAAAATCGCCCTGGCGCTACCAACGCCAGAGCGACAGCCTTAACTCCGAAAAGTATAAGGACTAACCAATAATTATTATACCTTTCGGAGCACCATCTGTCAAAGGATAGGTGTTATTTTTGTACCCATTTTAGAAAGGAATGATAATATGCGTATTGAAAAGCGAGGAAATAAATATAGAATACAGAAAATCATCAATGGTAACAGAAAGAATTTAGTTTTTGACCATAAACCGACAAAAAAGGAAATAGAGCAAGCTATCGCCGCAGCATACTCTGACACATCCTCAAGCATCCCTAAAGGTTCTTTCAAAGAGTACGCACTAAAATACATAGACGTAAAGAGAAATGTTCTTAGCCCGTCCACATTGCACTCATATCACACTATTATTAGAGGCATATCAGACGAATTTAATAATATGCAGCTATCAGCCATCACCGAAGAGGCGATACAGTCAGAGATCAATCGCCTTGCAGTAGGAAAATCGCCAAAAACTGTAGCAAACTATCATGGTTTTATATCTCCTGTTATAAAAATGTATAAACCGAAGCTAATTTTTAAAACAACTCTTCCGGCTCCAAAGCCATACACCCCTACAGTCCCTACTGATGAGCAGATAAAGCTCCTGCTTAAGGATGTGACCGGTACCAATTATGAGCTTGCATTTCGACTTGGTGTGTATGCCATGAGGCGTTCAGAGGTGTGTGCTGTGACTTCTGATGACCTGCATGGTAACATTCTTACGATACGCAGCTCCCTTGTTGTTGGTGAGAAAGGCGGCCTTGTACTTAAAGGCACGAACAAGACCGAGCTCTCGACGCGTGACATCTATCTTGATGATTATGTCGCTGGCCTATTGAAAGAACAGAAAAAAGGCTTTTGGGGATATCCGGGCGATATACTAAGAGAGTTACACCGGAGGCAAAAAAAATTAGGCATACCAGAGTGCCGACTCCATGATCTGAGACACTACTACGCCTCTATGGCTCACTCGCTCGGCATACCTGACTGCTACATAATGGCCGCCGGTGGCTGGAAAACAGATCATGTGCTTAAACGTGTGTACCGACACGCGCAAAAGGAAAAAGAGCAAGACATGATGAAGTTTGCATCGCAGTACATTAATGAACAGCTTTAATAATTTCCCCAAAAATTCCCCAAAGTATGAGTTTTCCTTGGAAAATCAATACTCTTGGTAAATTTTCCTCGGGTTCAATTCCCGTCATCAGCTTATTTAAAGAAAACCCCGAAGCTCAAGATTTTCCAGTAAAATCAAGAGTTTCGGGGTTTTTTGTACTTCATTTTTTCAA